ATACCTCCAATATTATCTTTTTTTGTACAAGGATACTTTTTATTTGTTGTATGTTTTAACCAATGACTTTTTTGTTTAAAAACTTTATTACATAATTCACAAGGATATTCTTTCATATATTAAACTTATATATATATTATTATTTATATATTTTAACTCCAAATAAAAAATACTTTAAATTTAACTCAAAAAAAAAAAATTTGATATTTTTTCCTCCAATTTTAACTCAAAAATTAACTCAAAATAAATAAATTTGATATTTTTTCCTCCAATTTTAACTCAAAAATTAACTCTTTTTATTTTTTTATTGGTATTTATTATAGATATATACTTTATTTATTTTTTTATATTTGAGAGAGAGTATAAATTTAAATTGAATTAATTAAAAAAATGATAATCAAAAAAATTTTTTATGTATAAGTAAAAACATAAAAAATTAAATAAATAGATATTTTAAATTATATTTATACCCTATTAGCTTTTGGTATAAAAGGATATGGTTTATTAATATCAAAATTAACAGGATACCAATAAGAACCTAAATAGCTATCTGGATAAAATGTATTTCCATCCAAATTAACATAAGGTACTGTTTTTGTAGATTGAACGAAATCATCTAGTCTTCTTCCCCCAGCAAAACCTGTACAACTTGCAGGATCATTTAGACAATCCTTTTTATTAATTGTTCTATCTGTATAAGCTTGAAATAAATAATCTTCTGGTGTCCAATTGGTCATTCTGGGTAAATTATCTGTAGTTGATTTTTGTGTTGATACTTGTTTTGCCACTTTAGCTAATTCATATGGGTTTGAATTTGCAAGTATTTGAATGGGAATATTAGATGGTAATATGTTGGGAGGTAATGTGGGTGTGGTTGATGTAGAATTAATTTGTTTTATATTTTTTTTGGATTTAACAGTTTGTTTTGTTTCTGGTAAAGACAAATAATCAGTTTGGGATTGGGTATCTCCATTAACAGTTTCATAATCTTTTGTTTCATCAGGTACTAAAGGATTTATTTGTGATTTAGATTTGGATTGTTTTGGTAACACATTGTCTAGCGTTAAAACTGGATTTGAAAATGTTAATTTATTTTCTTTTCTATTAACTTCATTATCAATTATATTATCCACATAATTATTAGATACTTCTAACATATTTGGACTTGGATTCATTGGGGTATCAGGTAATAAAATAGAATATAAAGGTTGTCCTCTATTTTGAAATACATTAGCTTCTCTAGTTGGTTGATTCCAAAATAAATTAAAATTTCCAGTTGCAAGTTTATCAACATTACCTTTTAAATAAACATCTTGAGAATCTTGTGCAAACATTTGTGCCATTGTACCACCCGACATACCTTCTCTCTTTTTAGTTAATTTATCCCAGGGAATAGTAACAATAACAAAAGCAATAATTATAATAATAAACATAAAAAAAATAAATGGCTTATCATCTTTACCTAAACTAATTTCAGGTTGTGATATATCTGATTGTAATGAAAAAACAGGGTCCATAGGTTAATTTATTTTATATAAATAGAACTATATAATTATATTTATAAAATTTAAAAAAAATTGAAAAATAATTTGACTGAATGGATTAAACATATTATCAATTGTGTAAATATATGTAAATATTGTAAATATAAAAATTTCTTAAAAAATGTGGTATAATTCATATCACAAACATATTTACATTTAGATTTTAATGTGGTATAATTCATATCACAAACATATTTACATTTAGATTTTAATGTGGTATAATTCATATCACAAACATATTTACGTTTAGATTTATATTGTTCTTTTTAGATTTTAATGTGATATATTCCATATCACAAACATATTTACATTTAGATTTTAATGTGGTATAATTCATATCACATAATAAAAAATTTTTATATCATAAAAATAATTTATATGGTTAATCCCACAAAAGTTGAAAATTATATAATAAAATATGATTATTATTAAAATCTAAATGACAAACATATATAATATTTTAAAGGATTATTTAAATTGTTCTGGTGAATTAACATTAGATATAATAGAATATATATCTAAATGTGAATTTGATACATTTGAAAAAACAATTAATCGTTTGTATGAGCAAACATCATCTGAATATATAGATCCATCACATAGTGAATATACCTATGATTTATCAAAAGCAAATTCACAAGCAGAACCATATATAAATTACAAAGAAAAATATAATCCTAAATTATGGAATGGTGTAATTCAATGTATCGGAAGTGATAATTTAGTATTAAAAATGTTTTCTATCGATTCAATTAGTGAATTGATTCAATTAAATTGTTCTAATAGATATTTATTTGTTCCAATTTTATTGTCTGCTCCTTATGGCAAAGATGAATCAAAACCAAATATAACTTGTTTAATTTTAGATAATTATACAATGGAAGCATATTTTTTTGATCCTGATGGATGGACCACATTCTTTGATACTGATAATTATAGTTCAAATGTATTTGCAATTGAAAAAATATTCATAAAATATTTTGAGGATTTAAAAACATATACTGGTACTACTTATTCTTTTATTTCATCACTCCAATGGAATCAACTCAATTCTAAATTATACTCATTTGAATTAGAAAATTATAATCAAAATAGGTTGTTAAATGGAATTATAACTACTTTATTTTGTCATTACTTGAGCCAAACTAATAAATCAGTATTAGAATGTTTTAGTGAATTGGAAAATTTAAATCAAACAGATAAAAAAAAACTTTATCAAAATTATATATTGTCATTTTATGAACAATTAAAATTAACTCAAATTCAAATAGGTGGTGATATTGAAATACCATCTAATAAATTAAATGAATCCAATGTAAAACAAACAAATTCATTTAATTTAGAGTATAAACAAAATATTTGTAATTCAGAACAAAATAACTATATAAGTGTTAAACCAAATAAAAAAAAAGTAAATATGATTTTAGATGATTTTGAGGAAGAAAACTATTGATTAAAATAATTTTATTTAAGATATAAAAAATAAAATATCCTCTATTTTTAATTATAATAATTTTGATGAGTTTTTCAATAAAAAATCTAGATAAATGTAATACTTTACAAAATGATAAAATAAAGTTATTAGCAGATAAATTAAATATTGATTTAAAAGAAAGAATAAATAAATCAAACAAAGAAAGAATTTGTAATCAAATACATAAGGTAGCAAACGAAATTAATCCTTGTGGAATAGCTCTACATAAAGAATCAGATATTCAATTAAAAAAACATCAACTAAGTGTATCAAATCAATTGGCAAAAGAAAGAGGTGTTATAGCAGTTCATTCGGTTGGGACTGGTAAAACCCTAACAGCTATATCAACATCACAATGTTTATTGAATAAAAAAATAGTAGAACATATTATTGTAATTACACCAACTTCATTACAAAAAAATTTTATTGTCCAATCACTTCAATATGGACTTACACAAAAACAATTAGATACATATTATACTTTTTATACAATTCAAGGTATTTCTAATGCTGTAGAACAAGGTAAAGCAACAAGTCCAAATAAAAGTTTAATTATAATAGATGAAACACATAATTTAAGAACTTTGGGTGGAACTAGATTTGATTCTATTTTTAAATATGCAAAAAAAGCAGATAAAGTATTACTTTTAACAGCAACCCCATTAATAAATTATTCATCTGATATAATTAATTTGATAGCATTAGCAACAGGTGATAAACCAATTTCAGAGGATAAATTTAATAAAATGATTGAGGATAAAAATAGCAGTGAATTTAAAAAATACATTAAAGGAATATTTAATTTTTATCTTAAGGATTCGGATGTTCCAGACCCAAATTTCCCATCTAAAAAAATTTTAGAAATATTTTTACCAATGGAACCTGCATATTTAAAAACATATGAATCTATTGAACAAGGACAAGAACATAAAATTCCAGATTTTAAAGGAAAAAACATTCACGTATTTTATAATGGACTTAGAAGAGCATCAAATATAATTGAAACAAAATCTCCAAAAGTTGAATGGATTAAAGAAAAAATTAATTCTGATTCCGAATCAAAATATGTAATATTTTCACATTTTATTAATATGGGTATTGTTCCAGTTATGAAATGGTTAAATAAAGTTAAAATACCTTATGCTCACGTGACAGGTGATTTAGGAATAGAAGAAAGAGGAGAAGCTGTTGCTAAATATAATTCTGATGAAATAAAAGTATTATTTATAAGTAAGGCTGGTTCTGAAGGATTAGATTTAAAAAATACTCGTTACATTATAATAATGGAATCAGCTTGGAATGAAAATTCCATAGAACAAATTATTGGGAGAGGTGTTAGATATAAATCACATGAATCTTTATCCAAATCAAAACGCAATGTAACAATTTATAGATTATATGCTATTAAACCAATAGAATATAAAAATATTAACAAAATAACAAAAACACATTTGTTAGAATTGAATGGTAATCAAATGATGTCAGTTGATTTATATTTGAGAAATTATTCTTGGTTAAAACAACAAGAATTAAATAAATTCGAAAAAAAATTAATTTCCAATTCCTAAATATTCTCTAACACTATTATAAAGTTTATCATCTAATTCAATATTTTTATTTTTAATATTGATTTCATCCAATAAATCTTTTACAAATAAATCATTATTATTTGAAAATTTAATAATGATATCTTTTTCATCAAGACTAAATAATGTATTTAATTGACAATTTGAGTATTTTAATTTAGGTACGAATCCAATCCAAACCAGTTGGTTTATAAAAACTGGAAATATTGATAAATTTAATATTTGTGAATTAATCAGTTCTAATTGATTTGTATCGATATAATCCATATTAAAATTAAATGTAATCACACAATCATTTATAATTTTAACAGATTTTGACACAACCAAATTTTGTGTATTTTGTGTATTTTGTGTATTTTGTGTATTTTGTGTATCTTGTGGATTTGGAATATCTAAATTTGGAATACTTGAATCAAATCCAATCCAATATAAATTAACTGAATTAGATTCATTAATTATTTTAAATAAATCGAAATTGATTAAATTTGTATTGGGACCAATTTTTATTTGAACAGAATCAACCAACCCAACCAATTCAATTGGAACAGTAAAATATAACCCTTTAATTTTTTCAGCATAATCAATAATTATATATTCAAATGACATTTTATTATTAATTATGTGTTTATTTGGAATATTTGTTATTTTACTTGCATATTGATAATTAAATTTTGCAAATATACTATTAACCATTGATATAATTCTTCTTTCAATAGTATCATCATATCTCATCACAGTTTGTAAAGTTATGTTTTTAAATTTTATTTTAGATTTGATTCTAAAATTATAATTAGAAAAACCACAAAAATATTTATCCCATTTAAAAAATGGAAATAAAAATTTTATTAGAATTGAATTTGAATATTGGTTTGATATTATTTCTCCTAAAATTAAAGGGATTGAACCTATGTAATATATTTTATCTGGAATTTTAGACAAGGATTTCAAATCCATTCCATATGAAAATATTTCCAATTCCATTTTTGATATTTCAATATCTATATCTAAATTATTTAAATTATTATTTTGATTATCTTGTTCAATAATTAAACCAAATAATTTAATTTGGTCTGATTCTCTTCCCCAATCTAATTTATAAAAATAATTTTTTTCTTCATCACATTCATTAAATTCCATTTTCATTAGATAAGGATTAAATTCAAGTGCATAATTTTTATTAATATTTATTGAAATATTTTGTTCACCAAAAGCAACAAATTGTATCAGTGATGAATTCATTTTATTATAATGAATATTCATTTATTTATATCATTATTTATATCAGTATTTATTTTACCAATATTTCCACAATAATTTATTGTTTGAAATATCTATTAAATTTAAACTAAGCGAAGTAATTTGGATATTATTGTGAATATAATTAGATTCAAATTTAAATGTGAATTTTTTTTCAAGGACTCTTGAACAATTTAATGAATTTGAATAAATTTGTTTAATTTTATTTATATCAGATGGTAATTTCCATTCTAAATTTCCTATTTCTAAATCCAAATAAATTAAAACATAATTATTATGAATTTTTTTAATTCCAATTAATTCAATTTGTTCTTGTGTAAATACAAATCTATCAAGACCATTTATTATAAATTTTAATTCCTTTAAATTATTATAATCTTTAATATCAATTCTAATCCAAAATCCTCTACATATATTATCAAAATTACATTTTTTTTCAATTGGATTATTATTTTTTGCTTTGGAAATAAGATTAAATGTTTGAGTTTGTTGGATAAATATTTTTTCCACAAAAGTTATATTTCCATGTACAATTGTATTTAAAGTATCCAAAACCAATTTATTATGATTATATCCAATTGTTGATTTAATAAATATTTTTTCTGGTATAATTTTTCTAAACCAAATCATAAAATATAATTCTGATTGTTTAGTTATAATTTTTTGTGGAAAAAAATTTTTAAAAAAAATATTCATCTCTATCATATCATCTGGCATATGATATATTTCTCCCAAATATCCTGGAAAAACTAATATATGTGAATCTGATATTTTTGGATTAGAACCGGTTGATATAATTATGGTAGAATTAATCAATAAACCTTTGACCAATTCAAAATTTTTATTATCACAATTATCAAATTTAATTTTTATTTTTTTAAATTCAAATGTATTTGCTATATTGGGGTCTTCAATTTTATCTAAATTTGTTTTAGATATTTGTCCAATTAAAAGAGTTTTTGCTTTTGATTTTATTTTTCTACATGTAATTTTTTCTTCCAATATTAAATTATTATATTCCATTTTTTTTAATTGAATATATTTAGTTAAAGTTTAATTATTTTTTATTTTTTTCCAAAGTTCTAATTGTGAATTTGCCAAAATAAAATCTTTAGGAAAATTTTGTTTAATAAATCCGATAACTAGGGTTGAACCAGACATTATTTCTTCAATTGAATTTGGTATATCACCAAGTGACTTTAATTTATCCATTTTACCTTGTAAATATAATTTTGTGAGACCATATGGTAAATAGTCAAGATTTTCAATTGGATTGACACCACAAGATAAATATTCCAATCCAAAAGGTAAATTATCCAATCTAACCAATTCATTTGAATCACAAGATAAAAATTTTAATCCCGTTGGTAAATTATTCAATTCTATAATTTTATTATAGTCACACAAAAAAATTTTTAAATTATCTGGTAAATATGAAAATTTGATTATAAGATTACTTTTACAATTGATATATTCGACATTATCACAAATATTAATTATATTGGAAATTTTATTATTCTCACAATTTATTTTAATCAATTTATTAAATTCATTCAAATCAACTATTCCAACTATTACAAATGGTATATATCCAAAGCAATCTAATTGATTTATTGTTAGATATTCACAATCTAATTTATTTCGTTTCAATATATACTTTTTGGTTTTATTATTCATTTAAAAATTTACATATAAAATAATTTTA